TCAAACTTGTTCAATGTCATTAACACTTTTCACAAGTTCGAAAGTTACATTTTTTATATCATCAGTATTAATTTTTACATTTTCCCTATCTTTTTGTAGCTCTTTATGCGACTCTAATGTATATTTACCACCATTCTTTGTATTTATGACGATGTTACCTTTAGGCAAATGTTCTCCCATATATAAGCCATAAGAAATATGAGCAAATCTTATGATATGATCCAATTCTTTTAAAGTGACAATTTCTTTATTAAGAGTAATGTTCCTCTTAGGTGTATACACTCTATCAGCAACTCTGTATGTTCCTTCTAAATGTATACGAACTTGATTTTCATTTAAAGGTCTCTCTGAATAAACCCAATTCCTAGATTTATTAGATTTTCCGTTTATTGTATTTTGGCTGTATCTATCGTAAAGTTTTTTAACCAAAGCTTTTTCTGAATTATTTGGTACTTCTTCAACTTTTTGTAATTGTTTATCTTGTACACTTGAGGAATTTTGTGTTGACGCGTCTGCTTTTGGATATATTCCAAATGTTCCCCCATAGATGATACCTAGCGATAGAATAGATTTTAATACGATTGAATTTTTCGAGTCATTTTTTTTGAACATATTTAATTACCTCCTTGAAGTAAAACTTTATTTTCTTCAATTATAAAAATAATAGACGTGCTCATGAATTAAATTCATCTTAACTCTTGATTAACTTTAATTTGCTACCACTCTGAATTTAATAACTATAAATCGTCTACACATAATTGGACTAAATCTAAGAGAATAAAATTTGTTAATTTAAAATAGCAAGCAATTCAAAGTTATATGTGTAATAGATAAAATAGATATCCCTATAGTGATGCGTTACTAGCTAAACATAATAACACTTTAGAAGATAATGAAGTTAAGGAGTTATTGGATTGTTTCGACTATCTAATTCAGCATAAAAATATCCAACGACAAAACGTAATTATAAAATGGTAAAAGCTATGGTACAGTTTCAAATTGCTAATGACATGCGTATCGGTGAGCTACTTGCAATAAAGAGAGTAAATATAAACTATGAAGATAAAACGCTAGATATCGACGGTAAAGTTAATTGGATAACTGAAAAATGACGGGAGCATCCGGAGTAAAAGAGACAACTAGAACAAGTAACAGCTATAGGGCTATAGGCCTCACTATCCATAGCATCGACTTACTAAGAACACTTATGCTTGGAATGATAAGTTTATTGATAGAGAGTACATATTCACAAATACGGCTGGTAGCCCTATCGACTCGAACAAAATTAGCCACATTATTAAAGGGGGGGCTATCAAAGAGACAACTGAGATTAGTTCTATTAAGAAACCTGCAACGACGCATACATTACATCATTCTCATATATCTACACTTGCTCAATTAGGAATTAACTTAAAAGCAATGCAAGAGCATGTAGGTCATTCAGATTATAAAAACTCTAGAGATATACACACATGTTACTAATCAGATGGCGAAAGATATGATGAATAAATTTGAACGATTGGGGAGTTAAAATTGGAAAAAGATGATACACTAGCAGAAATTAAGCCTATGCTCAATTTTGATGAGCAAATAGCGAAATTAAAACAGATGAATATATTTTTTAATATTATTGACACCGAAAAAGCAAATGAAATTCTTAGAAAAAATAATTACTTCTTCAAACTAGCTTATTTCCGAAAAAATTTCGAAAAAAAGAATGGCGGCTATTTCATAGAATTTGCTTATTTATCAGATTTAGCAACTATAGATATGAAATTAAGATACACAATGTTGCATTTAACTTTAGATATTGAACATAGTTTAAAGTATCTAGTCTTAAAACTAATAACAGAAAATAACCAAGAAGATGGTTATAAAATAATAGATGAGTTCTTATGTATTGATAAATCATATAGCAATTCAAATTTTGACACAAATTCAAGAACACCAGAAGAAGTTATGGAAACCAAAATCAAAAATAAAAACGAAATATTCAAGCATATGAATAAACGAGGACAACTACCCGAGAAGTTGAATAAATACTATCAAAATCCACCCGCATGGGTTTGCATTGAATTCATGCAACTAGGTCAATTCGTTTCGTTTCTCAACTTCTATTACAAGAAGTACAATGACGAAGAATTGAGAGTTGCTAATATTTTAATGCCTTTAGTTAAAAATATAAGAAACAAATCAGCTCATAACCAACCCATCATAGCAAATCTAAATTATGACAGTAGATTACCTCAATATTTATTTGAAAAAGGGAATAATATAGGCATATCTAGAAACATGTTCGGAATAAAAAATTTCATAGATACTTTCGCTACGCTAGAATTACATAATCAAGTTTGTAGTAATGCAATTATCCAAGCAAGATATCACGATTTGGACCAACTTCAAAAGCGATATAAAAGAAACGAAAGCTATTATAATAATGCATTAGCTATCAAAAGATTTTTTATAGCTTTAGATAAAATTATTGACTTCAACAGACCAAAAGTATAAACTATCTAGTGAGGAAAGAGACTTATAGGTCTCGCGAGTTATTTTAATTCGTATGCAAGAAAAAGAAGAGCTATGCATTTTATTTAAAATGCGTAGTTCTTTTTTTATGCATCTAAATTCATATTATTTTTGCAATATAAACATATCTTTGTGCAAATTCCGAACACAAAACATTCACATCATCCTTTTTTGCCCTTTTTCTATACCCCAAAACACAAAAAGCCCCGTAAGCCTATGCCTACGGGGTTTGACAATAAATTATATATTATTGTTCTTCTTTTATATAGGTGTATTTTATATCATTTCATTCACTATCAAAATACCTTTATATCAATAATTATATGAGTATGCTTCCAACAACCATATTCATACCCTTGCCCTTTATTTCAAAATTATGCCCTTTTTTCGCCCTTTTTTAATCACCGCGTAAGTATGTAATAACAAATGATTATGAATGCTTATTTAAATCGCTATAAGTATTGTCATATCAATATTTAAGTTGTCTATTACATTGTGCGCAAAATGTTAAATTTGTAAAAATGATGTTAATTTGTGGCAACAATAGAAACAATTTATAATCCAATTAATTTTCTATTTTTTTATCTTTATACTGTTTGAAATAATCCTCTTCTAAATGATTTAATTCAATATTTTCAATTTGTAATGTTACGTGTTCTAAACCATATTTAGTTTTAAGTAAATTAGAAACTTCATTTATAGTTTTGTATGGAGAATCAACAAGTTTGTCACTTAAAACTACATGTGCGCTTAATGAACTGTGGTTAGTTGTTATATTCCATAAATGGAATTCATGAATATCAATAACGCCATTTATCTCTTTCATACTACCAATAATTTCATCAGTATTATACCCTTCTGGAACACTTTCCATTAGTATCTTCCAAGCATTCTTTATAATTTTATATCCTCCATTTAATATAACTAAAGAAATTACTATACTAATAATTGGATCAATAATTTCCCATCCAGTAAAGTGAATTAAAACTACTGCAATTATAACGCCTAGTGAATTCAGTAAATCTCCCATAAAGTGCCATAATGCGCTTTGTATATTAACATTATTTTCTTTTTTTAGTGATCTAACTAAAATTAATGTCAACACAATATTTACAATTAAACCAAGTATAGCTATGAACATCATAGTTCCACTTTCAACAGATTGGGGTTTAATTATTCTTATTATTCCTTCATACATTATTCCAAGAGAAATTATAATTAAAGCTAATCCATTTAGAAAAGCAACAATAATCTCTAATCTTAAAAACCCATAAGTATAATTTTTAGTAGGTTTCTTACTTGCGAAATAAATGGCTAGCATAGACAACCCTAATGCTAGTACGTCACTCAGCATGTGAAATGAATCTGACAGTAAAGCTAGTGAATTGGTATATATTCCTCCAACAAATTCAACAATAGTAAATATCAAAGTAATTATTAATGATAGCCAAAGTGTAAGTCTAGAATTACTTTGAAACTTCCTGTGTTCCACATGATGAAAATACTTTATTTGATCATTCATTGTTTTTCTCCTTTTAATTTAACTTTTATAAATAATACAATACATTTCTTTAAAAGTATATTTTTTTACATAGTTACACAAACCCATTTCCCACTGCAACACAGGGCGTTTCTCAGCGTCTTAAAATAAAAAAACGCCACTCGTAAGTGACATTAAAAATATCTTTTATAACATATCCAGTATTTTTGTTTGATCTGGAAAATTCATTTTTGTATATAGGTCATCTATAGTAATTGTATAGAAAGAATGTGAATAATTACTTATTAGTTTATCCATATTTTTCATCAATTTTATGTAATCATGTTTATTCAAAAATAGACATAGTGAAATCAACAAATCGAATACATAACTACCATTCATTGTAGGAACGTATTCTTTATCGTATATTTTGTTATAATTGGCGAATATATTAGCTCTACTTTTAGCCCTGTCTATTTTATAATCATACAATCTTTCTTCATGCGCACACACGTTACGAAACATATGTGCTTGTTGTAGTATACTGTCTACATCTGATGGAGTTATTTGAACACGTGTTTTATAATCTCTTTCCAATTTCCTTTTATAGTCTTTAGCAACTTCCAATCGAAGATCATCATCCAAATTGGAATACATTTTTGAAACATTACCTAAAGTTAAATAATTCACCAATATCCATAGTGGCACTCCATTATGAGTATTAATATAATGTTTTAATGGTTTATTTTTTCTATTACTCATAACCGAGCTAAATGTAGCAACCATTTTCACGATGCTATCTGTCTTACTTGTGTCAGATGAATAATTTTTAAAGTATAAATATGAATGTGGTTCTCTATATTTTTCGCTAAAATAATATGAAATTCTTGATTTAATATGAGTTTCAAATACTAACAAATACTCTAATAAAACATTCCTAAATTTTCTATCTAGTTTGTATAAAGAAAAGACTTCTTTAAAATGAGTACCTTGCTTATATTTATCAGGAACCAAAAAATTACCATTAACATCTAGTTCTAAAAATAAATCTTTATAACCATTTATGATATTATAATAATTTTCATTTTCTAAATCTCTTTTAGCACTACTCGGTACTTCCATTCCTCTTCTTCTTAGAATTTTCAATTGTTTATTATGACTTTCAAATGGCTTCATAAATTTACCCCTATAAAAGTAGCCATAACCCGAATAGAGTTATGGCTAGATCGTTATATATATAATACATTTAATTTTATCGGTTGTAAATAAATAAGAAATAACAAAAAGAGATATTTTACACAATTACCTCCTTTATTTTATTGCTACTCCTCAAACCCACCAATATTATCAATAAACACTGGTGTTGTTACATTTAAGTCTACTTTCTCAGTAAATAAGCTATGGTATCAAACTAATTAGTATTAATTTATAAATAGCATAGCTTCATTTTCTTCAATCCTCTAACGGTATATCATCCACAATCACAGTATGGTTAGGATTAGCGTTAGATACATCTTTTACAGTTTTATCTAATTCCTCATCGTCTCCGTCCCATTCACCAATGTTAATGAATATAGGAACATCCCCGTTGATATCATGCTTATCTGTAAATAACTTATGGTATTTACCCAACATATCACGAGCTTTTAAACGATCACTTGGCTTAATTGGCACCTCTATCAGTTCAACATGTTCATTATAGACTAACTGTACTTTGCCACTTTGTGGATTCTCTTTATATTCCCCACGCTTGACCACAACTTCTTTCGTTTCTGTTTCGTCACCGACTGCCGCATTCGTAAGCACATGTAGTAACTCTTTTGCAGTTAATACATTCTCATCTATAATCTTATCTTTTTGTTCTTGTATATATTGCTTGATGTGTGGCTTCTTTAATAACCTACACCCTGTCACATGTGCACTATTTGCGCTATAACCTGCTTTTATGGCACTTTGTGTCACATTAAGTGTTCTTATATACTCATTCACAAAACGCGCTTGCTTTGCCGTTAACTCACTCATTCTATCACCTCCACAATTTTATCTAATAAGGTTTCATACCATAATCTTACAGATTGTTCAGAACAATCTAAGACACTACTAATATCTTGATAACTACGTCCTTGTATTAAAGAATCGAAAATATAAAACTCTTTATCATTAGCTACTCGGTCAACAATCATTTCTAAGTGATTCTTTATAATATGATCATCAACATTATCGTCTGTCATCCATTCATTAGAATTTTCATCAACTATTGAAAAGAATTCATCAGTATTTATATCATCATCTATTAATACATCACTTCTAGTTCGCTTATGATAATCACACACGAAGCCTTTTATTTGCTTTTTATCCATTGTTACACCACTTTTACATGTGAAGATTGATGATAAGCATTTACTCGTGCAATCTTGCTATTTTCAATTGCTGTATTTCTTTGTTTTTGACGTTCTGAACGTTGTTTAATACTTGCTTGATACAAATCAACCTGTAAGCGTTCAATGACGTTGTAGGGCTTATATCGTCCATTTGAACGCATATATTTTACAACTTTCTTCTGCTCTTTTTCTGTATAATGATTTAGTACCGTTTTCAACAACACCATATTACTTATAGATCGATTTTTATAGTTTTGTAATCTTGCCTTTGTTTCAATAATTTTGATAACTAGTTTTTCAATTGGATATGAGACAGACACGACCCCCATTATTTCATCACATGTTGTGGTCGACGCGCTCATATGATACATACTTTCAATTTGGAATTCACACATCTTAATTTTTTTATTAATAAATGCTGGGTTAAATTGCGTTAACAGTTGATACTCAGATAGTTTATTGTCGCCATTACGATAATACAAACGATTTTTCGTTTTAAGCAGTTTCATTTATTCACCCCTATAAACAGAGCCTACCCAAATTGGATAGGCAATCATTGCTATTTAATAATTCGGTTTTGCTTAGCTAAATTTTGTAGCTCTTCATTATATTGTTTTTGCTTAGACCGCTCTGTTTGTTGTAACTCACTTGAAATATTCTGCATATTATTTTTAATATCCAAATCAACTGCATTTATTAATAGATTTGTATCTTCTTCATTTAAGCCAAATGCATTTGCGACCTTTTTAGTATTATTCAACTTATATTTTGTTTTCATTTTATTACCCTTTCCTTTTAACGTTTTAAAAACAACTTGTTATTGTGTTCGTATGGCAAATCATTACCATTAATAAATGATGTAAATATATTTTCTCTAAAGTAGCCATTTAACGCTTTTCTAGCCTCTTTGTCATCATATAATTGTTCTTGATTATACACACTCGCATATTGTTGATGTTCATCTTCATATCTATCATTAATATCTTCTATTTCATCAATGATCTCATTATATGCATCGACTACTTTTTTTAATTTACCTAAAGCTGATTGCTTTTCTGATTCATATAATGATGACAACTCGCTTTGATGTTTTAATAATTCAATTGTCTTTTGATATTTAACTTCTTTCGACACACTTTTCTTTGTCTCTAAGCGTTTATTAAGTGCTTTTAGTTTCTTTTCATCAGCATCTGTTGCTTGATATAGGTTATCTGCTTTATCATCTTGTCCATCCATGATTAACTGTTTGTATGTGGACTTATCTAACTTTATTTTACTTTCCAATGCATTACGCTCTTGTTCCAATTCTTGTATAGCCTTGCGTTGATCTAATACAAATTGGTTGTATTCTTTAAAGTACGATTCAGTTTTCATTTTTATCTCCTTTTACACTTCAATTCGCTTCAAAGCTTCATAGCGTTTCATACTGCCATCAGCTAGCTTTTTAATACTTTTCATAGCTTGTTGCTTCTCTTGTTCCGTCGTAATGATGTAATAACCACGTTCACTAGGTTTATAACTGCATCCGATAGGATAGCCATAATCATATACTAATGAATTGATTACTCTTCGTAACCATCGTTCATTACTTGAATTATATTCATATCCCAATTGATTTAAGATTTTAGTTTTAGTAATATATTTATTGGACGTATTTTTTATCACATTGAAAACTTGCAGGTGTTCGGTGGGTAAATGATACGTCTCTTTTTCTGCGATACTTTGCATCTTCACACCCCTTTCTTTTAATTATTTCATACCTAAATTATACCATTTTCACTGACCTAAAACAAACTTACGTTCGCTTTATAGCGCATTTCGTCAATTGTTTAGCTTATCTCATATAACACTTATAAAATCGTGTTATAAACTTAACATTAGGCTTTTCACATTAACCTAATATAGAACTTAAGTTCGGTAAAATAACACGAACAAACAGCGAACAAACTTAACTTTTAGGCCTATACCAAAAACACAAACTTTAGCTTGTATTAGCGTTAACAAAGTTCGCACACCTTGCACAAATCTTGCCATTTTTTTCAATTCTCAAAGACTGTATACCTTTAGGTTTTAAAAGTTAATACCTTTATATAACCTTATTATTTTCAAAGCCATAAAACAGCTCAATATCAACATTTCACACTTTTTTTTGAATTTCGCCCACCTATCTATTAACTCACTATTGTTGCAACCTTTACATTTTAAAACTTTTATACCTTATACTTTTATATTAGGAGCCACACACCACGTGAGACTCCATATTTAATTACTTATTCAAACTGTAATAAGATGACTTCAACTCAGTTAACTTATGCTCTAAAGCCGTGTAATCCTCTTGTGTCGCATTCTCATCTTGTATAAACTCAGTTACTAATTTTAATCCCTCAACTAACTCTAGTGCTGGTTCATTGATTCCTGTAGCTAACTGATACAACATTTCAATATTCGCTATCACATCAGTATTACTCGATTGAATGCCCTCAAGTGTATCGGTATCAAATCCATTTTCTAGGTACTCAAACACATCACTATTATTTGATTCTGCATATGTTTGTAATCCATACATAAAATACTCATCTTCAAACAAATGACTAGCCATCATATCACTAATAGAAAGATGTTTACCGTCATGTAATTCATAACCTACATAATGCCCCTCTATGCTTCTTATAAGCCCCTCAGTGTGCTTAGGTGACGCTAATTCAAATGATTGCCTTACTTTACAATCTTTAATATATACATGACCGAATAACTTGCTGTTCATCATCACATAAACCATATCAAACGGATCATTGTATAACTTAAAGCAACATGGTTGCACTTTACTATGTTCTAATAATCCTGTGTAGTACCTTAGTAACGTGCCTGCTCGTGTTTCAAATTGGTTTACGATAGTTTCTATGTTCATATCACTTACTCCTTTTTATATAATTTAAATAACTCTTTAATCTAGCTAGCACTAATTCAAAACTTCCTGAAGCTATAACTTTGTAACTTGTTCTTTTATTTAATTTAGAAATATAACTCTCACGCCATGCAGTCCAAGTGTTATCAATATATTCTAAATAAACCGTTGATAAATAACTTATTGAACAATAGTATATTTCGTTAGATATACCAGTTATTAAACCAATCCTTTGAGCTTGTTCGTCTAAATTGTAATCCTCTTTAACGGCTTGCACTTCTAACAGTCGCCTCCCAATCTCTCTCCGTAAATACATCGCCGTTTTTATTATCTCCAATCAATACACGTAACGGCTCAATATCTACGTTACATTGAATCGCATAACTTACTGCTTTATATAAATCATTGTTCCTATATTCACTTTGACCGTCTATAATGCGTTGATATGCACGTTTTCCTTCTCCACCTTTGCCAACTCTTACGTGACTAAAACTATAATTAGGTAGTGCTCGTCGAATGGAATATGGCTCTAATACTTGTTGTTTGTAATTACCAGCTTTAGAAAATATTCGTTTCTCAAACTCTCCTTGATACTCAGTTACATTGACACCGTTATGAGTGTATATACCTTTAGCTGTTTGACTACCTGCAAGCACAAAATAATTATTGGGATGTGCTTTGATATCAACAGATGGTAAATAACCTATCTTCTGTCCGTATTCGATATTGTCATGCTTTTTGAATATGATATGTTTCCCACCACTTGCCGTTGTCTGTACTAATGTATTTTGTGCATTGGTAACAAGTTCTTCGTAATATGGTATTTGTTTCAAACTATCGAAACCATTCTTACCATCTTCATGATCTACATCAATGTCGATACACCATACACCTCGTGTTAATACGCCCAATACATTGGTTTGATGATAAATATTAGAATGATATTCAACGAATTCATCAGTAATATCTATATCAGCAAATGAAACTGTTGGCTTTTTGTGATTATTAAGTGGTATCACTTCAATATTCTTTTTTAATAATTTTTTTGCTACATGATAACCAGTCATTGAACTCCTCCTTTTAAAACTAACCCTTATAGCCATTGTTTTACCTATAACCCTTTATTAAATTTAAATAATTATAGATTACTAAATAAAACTTAGGCTATAAGAGTTAGTGACTGTTATTACAACGATTCATAGGTTATAACAAAGGTTAGCAAGAGTTATTTCTAACCCTAATCATTAATTAATTCTAAAGCCATATTAAAAAGTTCTTTGTTCCCGACTTGATGCACCTTTGTATTAACACCATCAATCCACTTCTGATTATTTATACTAATACCAATCTTTCTCATATCTTCTTTAGCGTTCTTGTAACGTAAACTTGAGTAATCTTGTTCTATCAAGCGTTGTAAAGTTTCATCGCCTGCTAATATAAAGCCCTGTTTTGATAACAATCTGATCATAGTAATTTGAGTTTCAGTCAATTCATCTTCATTAAAATAATACTTGAGCATTACATCCTTAAATTTAAATTCTCTTCCATTTTCTTTTAAATATTCCAAACTCGCTATTAAGAATGACACTGAAGCACTAACTGAAATGTTGCCATTAGGTTGTATATAATCCCAATAAGGCTTAAAATTCTGATAACGTTCTTCATCAGTTTCATTTATGGGTCTATCCTTTAGCGATATTTTAACTGTTCGCGTTGTATTGGCTGTAATTTCACCAGTATCGACACTTTCATTTGTATCTAGTATTAATACGGCGTTATTTTTAAATGTAAATGCGTTTCTTCCAATGCCCCGTCCAGAAATTGTTTCACCTGTTGCTATTTTTCTTAATATGCGCATCATTTGTTTAGTGATTTCACCTGTCTCATTAGCATGAGCTATATCTGCACCGTAAAAATTCATCCACTCATTTGCCGATTCAAAACCACCAGAAATAAGGCTATCAAAATTAACTTTGTTCACTGTCATCAATTTTTCAAATGTAGCCATAAACAAACCTTTTCCAGAACGACCAAAATCTTTAAGTAAAAACCACTTTTCTGCTTGTATCAATTTCATTTTTCGATACATTGTATAAGCGTGTGTTAGCATTAAATTGTTTTTACTCTTTTCATTGTCAGTTACTAAATCAAAGAAGTTTCTGGGTATTTCTAAATTGATATCTTTAATATCTACGTCATATTTAATTGAGTAGAGCTCATCACTTTTTAATTTTTGTTCTGTAAGCGTTAAATTTTGGCAATCATATACCCAGTCATTACCTGCAATGCAATATGGATAAATCTTAAAGTTATGGGTTACATTTAAATGTTCGCGGTAAAGCTCTAACATCACATCTAAGAAATCATCAATATAGTACTTGTTATCAACTGGATAGGTTAACGCAAAGTTTGTATTGTCTATCACTTCATACTGGTTATTCTTAACTATAATAAAGCAGTCTAGTTGTTTTGAATAAATGACCCTGTCAGAAATTAGATCAGCTATAAAACGTGCATAGTTATGAAAATGACTAGTTTTAAACGTAGATTGTTTTTCTTCTTCACCATTTTTATCAACAGTCTTGATATTGACGGTTCCATAAACAAGCCCAATTTCTTTTGGTTTTATGGTATAATCTAAAGTAAGATTACTAATATAATCACCTGCAACATTATCTTTTTCTCGGTGATATACATTTCCTTTGTTATTAAAAACTTGTCTATCTGTTGAGATTGATGCAAAGTTTATACGCTTGCTTATCTCTTTTATCCTAGATAGATTAATTGTTGAAACATAATCTAATTTAGAATGAAATTCGAAATGTTTTTTATAAAGTGATACTTCGTCCATGTAGTCACCCTTTCGATAATATTCTGTTTTTGTTAATATATTAATTAGTATTTATTTAATTAAATACTTTGTACATTTGCGTTACTTTCGCTTTGGTCGGTGGAGAGTGACGCTTTTTCTATTTCATGAAATTTTTGTATAAGTTCATCGAACTCTTTTAAATAAACCTGTAATAACTCAACTGTATGTTCATTTTGTATACGATGTTCTAAATAGCCTGCTGAGTAACTGATATGTTCTTGTTTTGTTTCTAATTCATTTTTGACAAATTTATCTTCAACAAACCAACCATGTTTGATAGCTACATCATTGATTTTTTCTTTTATCACTTCAATATCACACATCAAATCTTTAATCTCCCAATTCATTTATAATTCCTCCACTTCAATATTTCCCACAATGTAATCTAATGCCCACTCTAACATTCCAATCACGTGTCCTTTGCGATCTGTTGTATGTTTATGTTCACCTTTTTCGTCTATGACACTATAACGGTAAACGTGTTGTGTTTCTTTCATGACATCACTTAGCGTCATTGTTACTTCATCAAGAATTAAAAATGCTTCATCTTCAAAATCTAATTCAGCAAGAATATTGAACAATCCATTATGAACTAACTTTAAAGCATATTCATAAAACGCTTTATCCTGATTATGATAGTCCTTATCGGATTGGAACTTATCTTCCTCGTATAATATTATTTCTAATATTTTAACCACTTTTGATAATTGATATTTTTGTTTGATTTCCATCTTAACTACCTACTTTTTTCTTATTTTTAATTTCTGTAATTTTTGATAAATCCATTTCTAAACACGCAACTTGAACATCTTTACTAACATCAGGAAAGTACTGTTCAAATACTTTTGGCGGTATATTTAACATTAAATTATGTTGAGTATCTTTTATGTTGTACCAGCCAACTACTGTTTTTGTAATAATCACTTGTTTTCGCACGTTGTAATCTCTCCTGTTAAATTAAATCCATAAGTTACCATCATGCCGTACACACTAAAAGCAACATACATATTCGATATTGATAGTAATAATATTGTCAACAATGAAACTAAGCAGATATAAACTAAGTACCTTTTCATTGCCTTGCCTCCTACATCCATTTTTTATGACGCGCCTTCATGTACTCCTCGAATCGCGGAATACTGATAACAATCATTGTTGATGATAACGAGTAATATAAATCATCAACACCTTTAGAATCTTTTTCCCACTCTTTTAAAATGCGATTCACCGAACTATATGAAATTCCAAAAATACTAGCTAGTGCATTAGGCTTCGCAAACAACGGATTTACTACAACTTGCTTCGGTTCTGTAACTGTATTTTCTTTTGATGGAAAATCTTGCAATTTTGTTCTAGGCATTTATTTACCCCTCTCTTTTTCTTCTATAAAGATGAAAATATCTTTTATATCAACATTGAGTCTTTTCGCTATTTTATTAGCTGTTTTTGGGGATGTCGTTCTTTTACCATTAACAATGGAATTCAAAAAGTTAGAATTAACTTCTATTTCGCTTGCAAAATCTTTTAAACTCAATCCTTCAAATGCAATCAAACGTTTCAAATAATTCACTTTAGCAATCATAAAAACACCTCCTCACGCTTAATGTTTGTAAACTTTAATTTTGTTTACAAACAAATAGTAACATCTTAGCTTTCTTTTGGCAAGTTTTTATTTACTTGTTTACGAACAATAAGAATAAAAGTATAATAACCAACATAGACAATAGGATATTTACAGGAGGATTGATAAAACATGCAACAAAATAGTCTTAAAGATTTTTCAAACATTCTTAAAAAATTTAGAAAAGAAGAAGATTTAACTTTAGATACTCTTTCAAAGTACTTAGGTGTATCAGATGTGTATGTTAGTAAATTAGAAAATGGTAAGCGTTTTCCATCTAAAAATATTTTATTTTGGTATGTATTGTTTATGGATCAATCTCAAATGCATGATGATATTGAAAAATTACTAACTATATTTAGTGAAAACAAAAAAATAAGCTATGAACAATTGAGAACAGAATATGACCAGTTTGTTAAAAAATTCCAAGAAGAACAAAAAAAGCATTCAAGTAAAATCCAAAGAAAAGAAATTAAACTTACTATGAACGAATTTAATCAATACCAAATTGAGGAAATAGACGAGCCTTACTTTGATTTAAAATGGCTATTAAACCAGTCTGAATATAAGCTATTTTATAGTGGCATAGATAACAAAAATTCTTTTGGTTTTAATGAAGTTTTATCAGAAAGTGACAAAAAAATGTTAAGTGAGATTGTTAATTCAGTAATTCAAAGAATATATAATGATGAAAATCAAAAATAATACAAAATTAAACAAAGGGGAAAACAATGAAAATTAATAAATGGATAATCTGGGTTATTTTATTTTCTAGTTTATTTGGTATTGCAAACAAAGGTATTAGTATTATTGCTTTTATTTTATCAATAGTTGCTTTAACCAAATTTGTACTAGTTGATAAAAAATCCATTAATACTAATGCAGAAAACAACAATACAAAGGTTCAACAACCAAAACAAACTAGTAATAAAGAATTTAAACAAAATGAACGTTTAAGGAAGAAAGAAGAAAAAATTAAAGAAAAAGAGCGAGCTAGAGAACAAGAAAAACAAATTGCTATTCAAAGATCACATGATTATTTCGGTATAGATTTTATTGATGCTAATGTAACAAATTCAAAAGCTACAGCTTACTACAATAAAATTAAAACTGATACTGAACATGTAATTGATGTAGTTAATGCTAGGGCTACTAAAAATGTCAAAAATTATAAACGATATGGCTATCATCTGGAAACAACTGATAAAGGTATTTTAATTTTAACAACCGAAAACATTTATTTCTTAACTGCTCAAAATGGCTTTGCTAAAACGGTTTACCCTATTAAAAATGTAAATGGTATAAATACAAGCATGGCTAACCTTTATATCACTTATGGTCGAACTAAACACATTTATAACGTTGAGGGTTGGAAAAGAAGTGACTTATTCATGAAAAATTATATTAAATATTTCTACAGTTAAAACATATTATTCATAATTTTAAGGAGGCTCATTCACATGTGGCATGAGAAATTTACTAATAAGCATGGATACGTTCAATATAGATTCTATGAGAAGTACAAAGACCCACTCACAAACAAATGGCGACGTGTTAGTGTGGTACTTAATAAGAATGGTAAGCAGTCACAAAAAGAAGCTCAAAGGCTCTTAAATGAGCGTATAGAGGCAAAAATGAATGATAAGACACCTACTACACTTAAGTCACTAACTTTCCATGCTTCATGTGATGAGTGGTTAGAGTATTATAAAAATCATTCTGGTTCAAAGGCTACAACAATCAAAGAAAAGATTAGCAATACAAATACAGTTAAAAGTGCCATTGATAAAGAAGTGCTGATAAACAACATCACACATACATACCTACAAGATATTATTAACGAGTGGGCTAAATTATATAGTAAAGGTCATGTTCAATCACTAGTTATCATCATTCGTTCTGTGTTCAAATATGCGTTTAAATACTATGATCTACAAGATATAAGTGTACTAGATAAAATTGATATCCCTAAAAAAGCTAAAACTAGAGATGAACTACAAGCTAAACGAAACAATTATTTAGAAGATAGTGAAGTTAAAGAATTACTGGATTGTTTCGACTATCTAATTAAGCATAAAAACCATTCATCTCGTAAACGTAACTACAATATGGTTAAAGCTATAGTACAGTTTCAAATTGCTAATGGCATGCGTATCGGTGAGCTACTTGCTATCAAGAAAGACAATATAAACTATGAAGATAAAACTCTAGATATCGACGGTACAATTAATTGGGTAACCGATAAAGAAACGGGAGCATTTGGAGTAAAAGAAACTACTAAAACAAGTAAAAGTTATAGAACAATAGGACTAACTACCCAAAGTATCAACTTACTTAAAACACTTATTTTGGATAATAAGAAAGAAAACCAGTGGAATGAAGATTTTATTGATAGAGGATATGTATTCACTAATACAGCTGGTAGTCCTATAGACTTAAACAAAGTGAATAGCATTATTAAAGAGGCTACTGAGATTAGTTCAATAAAGAAACGTGTTACAACTCACACATTACGTCACACGCATATATCGTCACTTGCTCAATTAGGGATTAACCTAAAAGCTATACAAGAGCGTGTTGGACACTCGGACTATAAAACTACCCTAGAGATATACACACATGTTACTGATCAGATGGCTAAAGATATGATAAACAAATTGGAGAAAGTAGGTAGATAA